GGAATGTTCCTATTATGGAAATAGTTGTAGGAATAAATACAGATGTAACTGAAACTATAGAAGGAATGTTGATTGGTGGACTAATGCTGATGACACTCGGCACATTGATAGGTCCAACAGGTCCAATATTCAAATATGGGAAAACAATAGGAGGAATTTGTGGCGTCAAAGAAGGAACAGTTATGTTTGGCACTGTAATAAAAGGAAAATTTGGTATTACAGGAATGGGAATCTCAAAAACAACTGTTGTGCTTGGAGACTGTGGCTCATTAACGCTTAATCTTTCAATTGGCGTTTGAATGATTGTGCAATTATCATTCGATGCAGTTAAAACAGGATCTATTGTTGAGTTTGGTGGATATGTGTGAGTTCCAGATGTTGATGTAGTTGTAGAAGTTCCATCTCCAAAATCAAGTTTATATGAAGTGAAAATTCCTGTTAGATTAATATTATATCGGGCAACAGTTCCAGTTGTTGGACTGACGCTGACAATTAAAAAATCAAAAACGACATCAGGACATGAATAATCGTCTATTATTATGTCTAAAGCTGCAAGATTCCTGATTCTCCAATCAAGTGTGGTTGTATCAGGTGTTTGATTGTATCCAATAAATTTTTCAACTTTTATGACTGCGTCAACAAGCTGATTGTGATGATTACCAACGACAAATCCACGGACTTCTGATCCAGCAGGTGTTTTCTTGGTATGTGTCCCGCTTAGATTTCTTGAACATCTTTTGAATTTATTTATTTTACCATTATCATCGTAACCAACAGAATCGTAGTAAAATAATTCGCCATCTATATTGGCAAATCCATTTGTTGCCCATTGTTCTGCCACTGTGGCAGAAACAGGAACAATTGAAATCTCGTCCGACCAAGGCAGATTTACTTCACTGCTGACAGTTTCTGCTGTGTTGTACACGAGGTACAAAGTTTGGTCGCTGTCGTAGTTTTTAGGGTAGACAGGCGCTGGTGGAAAGTAGTTGGCCACTTTAATATTTTCCCTTTGTTTGGTTCAAAGTATTTATTGATTCAAATTAAAAAATAGCCATATTCCATTGATTTCCAGATGGTCTACTTGTTACACTACTAAATGTAGTGTCCACATCGTTGAACTTAAAGAAAGACTTTTGACTATAATCGAAACTTAGATAAGCCACATGATCATTATCAGAAGCCGCTAGTAAAGTCTGATTTTCACTATCAAAACCAACAACTGTTGAATCTTGTAGAGCTTTGAATGTTGGAGAGTTGACTCCCGGACCACCTGTTCCCCATACTCCAGTTATTGAATTATATGCTGATACAGAACCTGAATTGTTAAAGAAATAAATACCTGTTGATAAAGAAACAAGTTGTCCTTCTACTTTAGATGGACCAGCCATATCAGTTAATTTTCTAATATCAATAAATGGTTCACTTGTATTGCCACTAGTCTTGTAAAAACTTCTAATTCTAAAAAATGCACCATTTCCTTGATTCCTAAGTAAAAATCCAGAATCATTATGCCAGCAAGACCTGTATATGCTCATGTGTCCTTGTACAGGGTTACCATTTTCATCGTATGTAACTTCATTTTGTTGTAACTCATCAGCACCATTCTTATAGCTAGATGACAATAAGGTTGAAGCTGGATTTGCGGCAATTAAACTTGTTAACGAAACAACATCTTTGTCTTGATTGGTTGGCGATGTTCCAGATGGAACAGAACCAACAACTCCTCCAAGAATAAAATAAATGTTTGTTGTTGATGCAAAACTAACCCAGTTCCAAGGTCTTTGGACTTCTACTCCAGCTTTAGAAAAACCTGATGTGTAAACTTGTGTAAAACCATTAAATTGAGAACTATGTATTTTCTCATTCAATGAAGAACTATTTGCTGGTCTACCACTTGCCCAGAATAATATTCCTGTGCCACCGTTTCCTGAAGATGCTGCTGTTCTTGGAGCAAATCCTACATTCCTGTTAAATTCTCTAAGTTGTTGTGTGGAATTAACTACAGGATTTGTGCCACTGTTAACAAGGAAAGATTGATTTACATTCAATGAAACTGGTGCAACAGCATTTTTGAATGTTTCACTTAACAAACCAAATTCACATACAGATGCTTGTGTTTTTGAATTATTATAAATCCAAAGCCAAAGATTAACTTTTTCTACAATGTCAAAGGCATTGTCATATGTTGTTATTTTATAAGCTCCAAACCTTGTATCACATCGCAATACAAGGTCGTAATTGCCTCCAACACTGTATACTGCTCTTGTGGTATTTGAATTTCCATGTCCTAAGTCATCTGAAAGAGACCAAGTATATGTTTCAATCGGATCAATAATTTTTCCATCACTAGTTACTTCGCCACCATATGTTACTCCGGGTGTGTTAGGATTCTCACCAGTAGGAATATACATGTCAATAAGTGAATTAATTGATGCACGAAGAATAGGCGTTGTGGTAAAAGGACCACCTGATGGAATACCTTCTTGTGTAATAATCTGATTGGCTCTTGAAACGAATGCAATACATGCATCGTCAGGAGCGGGAAATCGAGCAGAAATTAAATCATCAAATATTACTGTATCTTCACCAAAATCATTGATAACTGTAAGTTTTACGGTGTAAAGACCGGGATCATTATATGTTTTTGTAATTGATTCGCCATCTATATCTTCAATTATAACATTTGAAATATTTGTTGGCACATAGGATGTCAACGAAATTATCGATGCATCAGATTCAATAGTAATTCCAGAAATTACAGATACAGTGTTATCACCGAAATCCCAAATGTGTTTTACATTTGTAGAAGATCCATCTGTTCCAAGTCTAAAACTCTGATCGGTGAATGTAACCGTAAGAGGTGCAATACCAATATTTTTATTTATTGTAAACCAAGCTTTTGGCCGTAGAGCAACATTGCGAAGATAATTAATTCTTTGCTCCATCGTGCCTTGTGTAGGCTTTGTTCCAACTTCTCCTTGCTTTCCAGCAAACTTCTCAATTGCTATAACTGCATCTTTTAAGTTGTTATGATGCTGAGCCATCACATTTTGAGTAACACTTGTTAGATTTTTCGGTTTTGCATTATCGACAAAACCCGGCAACAAAGTTAAGCCTTCAAATGTTGTTAATGTTCTTAATGTATACGAAAAACTGATCGCTCTTTGTTCTGGTTCAGCACACTGATCAGTTAATGTAATAATTCCAGTATCATTGAAAAGACGCATTGTGGTTTCATCACCAAGAACTGTAATGATGGTGTCGCCAGCATTATAGTCTTCTATCAGTTTGACCCGTAGGCCATCTGCAACCTGATAAAGGGTAATGTTACTATCAAGAGTGTTTGGGAAATTACTTGCCATTATTCCACCGTAATATTTTCATTCAAGAATGCTCTCTGAAGCTGTTGATTTTCATAAAGTACTAATACAGAAGGATTGTATTTTCCCGGTTTATCATAAACATACGAAGTATAGTGAATATTTGGATTAGTTTCAGTAATGCTTTCACCTTCAACTGGAACGCCATTGTTAGTTCCAGACCCATCAAATACCCAAAACCGTTGCACTATATCACCATCTGTTTGATCGACAAAATTGAATTTTGTCGCCATGTTTGGATTGCCCATAGAAGTAGCTGTTTGTAGAGAAATTCCAATTGTTGGTTTGATGTAGAAAAATGGTGGAATTGTTGTTTGGTCGATAGTAATATAATTGTTTTTTTGCGAAATTCCTTGAGCACCAAGATTACTGATGATATTAAGTTTAATCGTGTATTTGCCTTCCTTGAGATATGTATGACTTGGTGATCTTTCGATAGATGTTGTTCCATCTCCAAAATCCCATAGATATCGAATTACTGAACCAGTGCTAAAGTTTTGAAATCTTATTTTGGTTCCCGGAGGGCCGCTTTTAGGATATGCACGAAATATGGCTTTAGGAGCAAGATACTTGCTCTCCTGAGCCTTTAATATACCATTTAGCGAGGTTGCAGAAGGATTGCTTATCAACCCAAGATTTGCTTCTATGTTGATGACTGCGTCTTTTACAGAATTATGATGTTCTGCAAATACTGCTCCGGTAACATAACTTCCGATTGGCCAAGGATTTTGCCTTGAACCAGCAAAGCCACGAATTATATTCTTAAATACCCCTTGTGTTTTAGTATCATAATATATCATTTCAGCAGCGCCTTGTTGACCATGTGCTGGTCCGACACGGATTATACCGCTGCTGGGGAAATTATCGTTGTTTTCTACAACTAAGAATTTTGCTGTATAAGTCAATGACTGTGCAAGTTTGGTTTCGCAATTGTTTTTAGCCTCATAAAGCTGATATTTTGAATCATAAGCTTGAGGATAAACAGAAAGATCGCCAGTTACATATCCTGTATCGTATGAACTAATTTTTGTAACCGCCATCAATTCTCCTTGTCTATCTTCTTCTCAATTGTTTTTGCAGTTTCTGCTATTTTAAGAAGTATTTCATTTTGTTTCATGTTGAGAGTTTGTAATGTTTGTTGCTTTATTTTCACATCATCAGGCAATGCCACTATTGTCTCAATAAGTTCAGTGTCAATTGAGTTTTGAGTTAGCATCTTAAGGTTGACTTTTTGTGTTAACCTTTCATGCCAATATTGCTTTTGTGCCTCCAAATCATCAAAGTGTTTCAATGGCTCAATCTTGAGTAGATTTTTATATGTTTCCAAGAAAAATCTACACTCTTCAGAAATCGATTTTTTCCTTTCTGCGATTTCCTTGATGTTTTGTTCCAAAGATTTCTTTTGACGACCAAATTGACGGATTTTTATTTCACATTCTCTTATGTAAAGATTATTTGTAATTTCATCCGTAATTTGAATATTGTCCATGTCATGACGAATTCTTTCAACACTAATATCTAGTAGCTCTAGCTTATCTTTTAAGTCCTCAGTTTCCAACTCCATGTTTTTAGTTGTGTCATTGCGATTTTTCATTTCACGCAAACATTGCCACATCTTTGATTGAATAGTTGGTTCTTTGCCAATAAGGAAATACTTCAATTGAAAATAACTATGTCTTTGCGATATTTCCTTTTCACTCAGGATTTCATCAATTTCTGCATGAGCACTCAATTCAAGATCATTCATTTTATACTCCTCAGCACATCTTGCTGCCTATTATTGCCTTAAACTTACATCCGTATTCAACAGCTGCCATTGCCCATTCTGCCTTTACAAGTTCCAATGAACCTTCATCATTCATTTCTCCAACTTCTCTGAATGTTTTTTTGTTAATGAAAAGACCATTTAATGTTCCATCAATAAAATTATATTTCCTGTTGGCAACAGGGAAAAGAATATCTTTTTCACTTCCAATATAAAAGGAAAATTTTTCATCCAATCTTTGTCTTACATTTGTTCCTGAAAAAACAAGAAAAACCCAATCTAAAGTAGCGTGACGCATGCCAACATTAATCAAAGATGTAATCGTATCTTTACCTTTATAAACTGGACAAATTTGTTTGATTTCAGCAGTTTCTTCTTTTGTTGCTTTTGAATCAATAACAGTTATACAGGGAATATCAGGATAATGATAATTAATTGAATTATAAGTAATATTGATAAGATTTTTCGAGTGTTCTGGTGCAAGAATCACAAAGCAATATTTCAACGATTTTAATGTAAATGTTTTCAAAACAAACCACCCTCTTACATAATAAGAGGGTGGTTTTTATAATTCAAATTGAAAATGTGTCAACAGTATCAACCTTATCAAATCCTTCTGAAGAACTGACCTTTTCAAAACTCGAAACCATCCTGCTAATCACATCATCGCCTATTGTTTTGCTCCCACCTTCTGCTGCAATTTTTGCGCTTCTATCACGCATGCGTTTCAACAAATCAGGCAAGTCAGACTCACTCATTGTAAAAACTACTGCTCTACGGAAAAAATCTTTTCCTTCTGCGTATTTCAAGGCGCTTTGGCGACTTGTTGTTGTCATATTAGTCATATCAACAACAACATTTTTCCCAGAATCGATTCCTTCCTTGAATCTTTCTTTTAACATGTCATTTATTCGATTATTTGCATCCTGAACCTTGTCAAAAACAACTTTTGTCCAACGCATCCAAGATGGAGCCTGCTTAACAAGTCCATATTTCTCCATGCCAGCAACAGATGTATTGACAATAGAATCCTTTGGAGGCAATACAAACATATCATCATATGTCATGCCAATACCATCAGATATATAATTTACAATATCATCACGATTAATGACAAAAACATCATCAGAAGGAAACTTCTGTGCTACATATGTACTTTTTCCAACAGCTGGAGGTCCAATTAAAACAACAAGTTCTTTTCTTTGATCCAAATTCTCATCGCCAAATTCATCTTGTGAAATGTATTCAAAAAAATTTGAATCTCTGTTCTTTACCCATTTCTTGAAATCGCTCATAAAAACCTCATTAAGTAACAGCGACATCAAAATCTATAGTGATGATATCACTCGACGTAATTGCCGTGAGTAATGTAAATGTACCAGTAAGATGATTAGGTGTAAAGCGATTGGCAATCCAAGAAGTCACATCACTGTTCGGAACATAAACATTATACACAGAATTCAATCTGACACCATTAATGTAAACACGAAGACTGTCTTCCATGTAAGGAGTAGAAACCATGTTGACTTGGTAATTTTGGTAATTTGAGGTTATTGGATCAAGATTATAATAATGTCTATGAGCAAAAGCAATAGAAAATTTAATTTCAGGCTTTACTGAATTAGGACCTTCAAAAGTCCAACCTATTGAGTCTGATTCAATCAAATCAAGTGTGTTTATTCCATCGCCAAATGTGTAGATCAATGATGGAGTATTAACATTGACAACAATATTTGTCGCTTCATCTGCAACAAGAGATAATTTATCACGCTCAGCTTCAAGCATTCTTACAAAAGGTACTGGATTAACAACTCCAATATAACCTAAATTATTATAATCTGATAATTCTGAACCACTAACTGTCTTGCTTCCATCTTCATGTTTGGCAATGTTGTGCAAAGTATCATCAACTGCTGTTGTTTTAAGATTACCATCTTCTTCAACAGATTGGTTAAGCCTGTTTGCAAGTGTGCCAACAGTACCAGCGCAATTTCTCAAAATCTCAGAATGTGTGTCAACAACACCATTGATTAGTTCGTCCCTGTTCGCAAGTGTCTTTAACGGAAGATTATCATATTCCCAATGATAAGGTTGTGCGCTATTATATTGCGGAACTGGAAGTGCATTTAAGTCAGGCATTTTTTCTCCTACGATTAAATAAAGCTAAGAGTCCAGTTCCAGATAATACTCATCTGATCAGTTTTCGTTAAATCTGGAAAAGTTACCATACTGTACAAGTCACCTGTAGCCATTTGTAGAGCCATCTCGTTCAAAGTTTGCCCTACAGCATCACTTGTAGTAAGTACCGATGTGATAATTACTTGTGATGGTACATTTGGATCAACGGCAGAGATAACTGGCTTAGATGACACTGGTGAGCCGCTAAAAAGACCATTTCTGCCTGCATCTACATATTTAACTGTGCCACCAGCAGTTCCGCCAGTGCCAAAAATCATGCGATTGATGTAAAAATCGTAGTTTCCTGAAAATCTATTGGCCAATGAAGCTGCTAATGCCTCACGACCTTTGTAAAGAACAGTATTTGGAAACTCGATAATTTTCTCTTCCCCATTATTGTAGCTGATTATCATTTGAACATCGCCACGGGTCTTAATGCTGTTATTGAATGATGTCATAGTTTTCCTTCTTCCTTCGATCCGTTCGTATATTCTATTTTATAAGAGATTGTCTCGTTTTGTTTTATAAATTCCATTGGCATTCCATTATTTTCATTTATGCTTAATGATTTTACAATAGTGTCATCTAATTCATTAGTTCCAGTAACATTTGGACTTCCAGATCTATCGATCTTTTGAAATGTATGAGTTGGAAAATTATATTGTTGACCGGGAATGGTTGCTCCTTTGCTTTCATACTTATATATGTTTATAACAGCAGGTGTTCCTCCTGCTCCTAATGTGGTCCAATAAAAATCACGACCATAAAGATTAATTGTTGTGTTTCCAGCAGGACTATTTCCATTAATTTCAGCAATCCAATAATCTTCACCGTTAACTTCTACAATAAAGTTTTCCTTAAATTGATTCACAACAGGATCTGTATAAGGCAAAATATTATTTGCGCCGTTTTGAATGCCAAGACTAGTTTCGTAATCAATTCCAGATATTAAAATGTTTTGACCACGATGAGTCATATATCCAACCACATTATCAATAATTCTTTGATTTATAATGAGGTTTGTTCCAGCAATTGCTCCGCCAGTATAATTTGAAATATAAAATTGATCATCAGTTCCATCTATAAGGCTTGTTATCTCATAGTCAACTGAAGAAACAGTCTGGTAAAAGTTAGAAGTTCTGACCATGCTGCTTATTGGTAAAAGCAAAGAATTCAATACAGTTGTTCTTCCCCTGTTCGTTATTGTTAAAGATCCTAAAGTTCCACTCAATACAGGAGTCGCCCCATTGTAGAGAGTGTAACTCAACCCTGATATCGAAGAAGAAGGGAAGCTGCTATCATATTCTAAAATCAAATTTCCATTAGAATCAACATTTAGAATTGTATAATTTGAAACACTATATGCAGGAATGGAAATTTCCCATGCTGCCAAAGCTGTTCCTTGATTTACATCAAATTGTGACTGAACACCTATTTCACCAAAATTTTTAGTTGTATCCACAAATACCACAAGATCATCCTGAACTATGTCACAAAGAGAACCATAGTTGTAATTATCAATTACTGGATTGAAGATTCTAAAAGGGAAAGAACATGTACTGACAGTTCCATCATATGCAAAAAGATTGTTACATTCGTTTATTGGTTCAAGAGGTTCGATATTAAAGAAAACAGTCCTATTTTCTACACGATAAACCTGATATGATCCAGCATAAGAACCATCAAGGATTTGTATTACCGCACTATGATCGTTCATAATGCCTAATCCACCAAGTGGAGCAGAAGGACAATAAACAACAATATCCGAATTGTAAGCTGTCCCTGATGCTCCAGATATGACTTGAGTTTTATCGGCTAATTCATCACGCAATATGCATTGAGTGTTAGGTAGATCATTAAGATTGCTTTTTCTCATTGTTCTGTTAAAATAAGTCTGACCTTCTCCAGATATGCAATATTGCAACTGGCTGTACTTTACAAGACATTCAATGCTTTCCTGAGGCGATGCAATAAACTCTTGTAGACCACCATAAAAATTAACTGTATTCAAAACTGCGTGAACTGGCATGTTTTCACTTAGAATTTCATAAAACTCAGAAATTCTATCATTAGATATTTTATCTATTTCAACATCAATATTATAACTGCTGCTTATGCACGACAAACATGAGTCTATAAACTTACGGCCAATATCACATGGCATTTTGGAATTCCTTACACTACCGTTGTATTCTTCCATGTTGTAAATATTTTCACTGTAAGGAAACTCAGTCCTTACTTGGCCAAATACAAGAAATTCATGAAATGGATTGCGAGATGGAATTACCAGATTGAAAAGAATATCATCAGGCTCAATACCACGCACGTTCCAATTTTTCAAAGGATATATCTGATTTCGCTCATCACGTTTGTCAATGAGAGTTAAAGTTCTTACATAATCTTCAAGACTTTG